GTGGTGTGTTCCAAGGATTAAGATATTCTTTCCCTGATAGGACTTTCGGAGGTCTATGCATGGCTACGTTTATTGGTAGTGCTAAGGGAATGCCTTTCATTGCTGGGCATCATCTTGCCGGCAGAGATACTGTCGGGGGCGGAGGTTTCGTTACTCGTGAAACTCTAGAGAGAACTATTGCACGTATGTGTGAAAAGCCAGGTGTGTTGCAATCACATTCTGCTCAGCCTTTTGAAACTAAAATTATGGGCGTGGATGTCGGTCCATTGACTGCGCCACATGAAAAGTGCCCTACTAGGGGATTGACTTCGGATGCTAAACTACGCATCCATGGGGGTCATAATCAACCCCGTTCATCTCCCACAAGTGCTGTGGTTACTTCTCTGATTTCATCCGCCGTGACAGAAGTCATGGGCATTGGGAAACAGCACGGTCCCCCGAAGGACATGGGAGCTCAGCGCCACAAAGAAGTGGATATTGCTGAGAAAACCAACACAGCCACCAAGTTTGATCCCTTGTTTTCCCAGAAGGCTTTCACGGATTATTCATTGACACTTGCATCTTTGCCATCAGAGGAATTGGTGCAGGTAGGAAAAATCTCCGATGATGCTAATTTGGCTGGATTAGACGGAGTTCTTGGCGTTAATGCTATGAATTTTTCGACCTCTATGGGTTTCCCTTTCAAGGGACCAAAAACCCAATATGTTGAGAAAAGCGATCGCCAAGTGGAGGGTATTTCTTGCCCTCGGGATGTGGATCCCATGATCTTGGAGGAGGTTGCTAGGTTAGAGCAACTACTTTTAGAGGGAAAATCGATTAATACCGTATTCAAGGGATCGTTGAAAGATGAGCCAACCAAGCTCAATAAGGATAAGGTGCGTATATTTGCCGCAGCTAATATGCCTTTTGTCTTTCTTGTTCGCAAGTATTATCTTTCACTTGCAGCCCTATTTCAGAGGAACAAAACGATCACTGAGTGCGCAGTCGGAACTGTTGTGCAGAGTCCAGAGTGGACTGAGTTGTATGAGCACATTGGAAAGTTCGGCTGGGATCGTGCCATTGCTGGCGATTATGCCAAATTTGATGGTAGAATGTCCCCTGAATTCATGTTCATGGCATTCAAGATTCTTATTACTCTAGCTGAAAAATCCGGAAATTATGATGCTGATGATTTGATCATCATGAGGGGCATCGCTTCGGAAATCACTTATCCCACTTATGATTATTTTGGAACCCTTGTTCAATTTTTTGGTTCCAATCCCTCAGGTCACCCATTGACGGTGATCATCAACAGTATTGTTAACTCGCTCTACATGCGCTATACATATTACGCGCTTGCAGCTAAACAAAGCCGTTGGACCAGAATTCCCCCTTTTGCCAAGGGTTGTTCTCTCATGACATATGGTGATGATAATATCATGACCGTCTTGAAAGGTTTGGATTGGTTCAATCATACGGCAATTGCTGCTGAGTTGAATGAAGTAGGTATTACCTACACTATGGCTGATAAAGACGCTGAGTCTGTGCCTTTCATCAACTTGAGTGATGCTTCTTTTTTGAAGCACTTTGCTGTTAAGGATGAAGAGCTTGGAATTTACAGATCTCCTGTGGAGGAGTCTTCTATTGCCAAGATGTTGCATACCCACTTAAAATCCAAGGTTCTTACTATGGAACAATCCAGTGCGGAAGCAATTCAGAATGTAGCTCTCAAGTACTTCGAATTCGGAAGAGATGTCTACACCCAACGCCGCGAGGAACTTTTGGAGGTTGCTCGTCGTGCTAATGTTGCAGGATATGTCGGTCCTATTCCAACCTATGATGAACGCGTCGAATGGTACAAGGAAAAGTTTTTTCCACTAGATTCTCAAAGTGGATACCGACATGAACACCACGATGGTTTCACAGAAATTGTGAAGTTGGGGAAGGCGAAGTCAGATGAGCACTTCAAGGATGTTACCTTCCCATTTGAGCTATGATGGCTCGCATTGTCTTTACTGATCACGGTAGACGTTAAATAAAGAGATCCCGGTGTTATCCAATGCTGGAGGTGTTAAGCCAAAATCAAAATGGATTGCTAAGTAAGATATACGCACAGCGATTAGGTTCTGCATTACCTATTCAATGTGGTCAGGCTGCTTAGTGGACTTGTACATACCCCTTTTTAGGGGAGGGTTTGGTCACCCAACAAAATAGCACTGTTATGTTGTCGATTGATGTGCCGCACATAATATTTATCAAATTACATTACTAATCTTTATACTACTTATGAGCCAGAATCAGCTCAAAATGATTCACACATATCGTGCGATCTTCGCACAATTCGTACTGTCGCATCTTTCGATGAAGAAGATGAAGTCTTGCTACTTCGTGCTCGGGTCAGGGAGCTACGACAAAAACTTGACCGAAAGTACCGCCATGTTAAGCAGCTCACTAAACGAATTGAGCAGCTAGAAGGTATGATTTTGATCTCACATTCTGGTGTTGCATCTGATTCAGATGCTCCAGAAGGGCGCACAGAAACTTCAGTTGCGCCTATGTCTAAGCAGGAGATTACTGCATTCGCTGACCAAGATGCTGGTTGGTTGCAAACTATTGAAGGAACTTATGATCCTACAATGGACCTTGCAAAGAATGACGACAGTACTTTGGGTTCGTTCTTGAAGCGTCCTCTCCGCCAATCTGCACAGACTTGGGTCGTTGGACAAGGGTTTTATTACAAATTTAATCCTTGGCAGGCATTCTGTGAGAATCCCTACGTTAGGGACAAAATCAAAAATTATCAACTCCTTCGAATGAAGTTACATTGTAAAATGGTTATTTCTGGTACTAAATTTCATTATGGTCGATCAATCGTTTCATACAACCCTTTTACTAGGGGAGACGAGGTTACGGCCGATCGGGCGTTCATTCTACAGGATAATATACAAGCGTCGCAGAAACCTCACTTTTTTCTTAACCCGACTAAAAATACGGGTGGTGAACTCTGCTTACCGTTTTTCTGGGACAAGAACTATTTGGATATTCCCGCCGCTGATTGGACAGATATGGGAGAAATTGTTATCAGGTCGTTTGGTAACCTTCTCCACGCTAATGGCGGTAACGACCCCGTTACTGTCACTATCTATTTGTGGGCTGAGGATGTTGTTCTCACTATGCCTACGAACTCCGATCCACCACTTGTTTCTCAAAGTGGTCGTCGCCGTGCTCGTGCTCTTAATTCTAGAGACCAGGGCAATTCGATTGCTTCTGATGAGTATGGCACTGGTATTATTTCTAAACCAGCCGCAGCAATTGCTAGAGCGGCTGGACAGTTGTCTTCACTCCCTGTTATTGGTCCGTACATGACAGCTTCGCAGATTGCAGCTGGTGCTACTGCTAATGTTGCCAAAATTTTTGGTTATAGCAGACCAGCCGTTATTACTGATACGCAGATTATGAAACCTTCGCCTACTGGTAATTTGGCAAATACTGATGCAGCCGATGCCGTCAATAAGTTGACGCTCGACAGCAAAGCCGAGCTAACGGTAGATTCTCGAACAGTTGGCCTTGCAGGTCAAGACGAGATGGGTATCACTGAGTATTGTATGCGAGAAAGCTACTTAACCTCGTTTGCATGGGAGCCTGACCAGGCTACGGACTCTCTCCTTTGGAACACTCGAGTACTGCCAATGCAGCTCGATAACGTGAGCGAAGAAATTCATATGACTCCCCTTGCTCACATGGCAACATGTTTTGGAAATTGGCAAGGGTCACTCAAATTCCGATTTCAAATCGTTAAGAGTGATTTTCATAAAGGGCGTATTCTAGCTCGCTGGGATCCTAATCAATTCACTTCATCTGTAAATTATAATACGAATTATTCTCGTGTGATTGATATCGCAGAGACAGATGACTTTGAAATTGTGGTTGGTTGGGGTCAATCTTCACCCTGGAAGGAATGTGGATCCCCGTACGTTACGGGATCGAACTTTTCCGCTGTTTCTAGGTTACAAACAATTGAACAGCAAGCCAACGGAATTCTTGAGTTGGCCGTTCTGAACGAACTTGTTAGTCCCAGCATTGATGCACCCATTAATATTAATGTTTTCGTTTCAGCTTGTGATGACTTTAAGCTGGCGAATCCTTCAAATGCGAAATTGAGTTATTTTCATTTATTTCCTGTTCCACCGGGTGGTAAAAAAGATCCTGAAGTGCAGGACGTTGGCTTGGGACCAGGTGGAGAAGGTGATCCGTCAAATGGAGAATATGATGTTCTCCCCTCCCAGTCTTCTGAACCAAATGTTGAGACTGGTGACTCTACTGAGTCTGATAAACCTACGTCATCTGGAGAGATAATCTCAATTGCGTCCAAATCGGACCCAGATGACAATACATATATGGTTTATTATGGTGACCCACCTACTTCCATTCGCGAGTTGTGTAAACGTTATTGTTTCACTCGCATGTGGTTCCCTGAGAGGGCAAGTCCTAATGCTGTACGCATCAATGGCCTTAGGAACAAGGATTTACCATACCATACTGGATGGGACCCCAATGGAATTGATACTTCCACTGAGACTGGTAATCAAATGACTGTAGGACCAACTGCATTTCATAGTTGGTTTTTACCTGCATATGCAGGCTACAGGGGAGGTATGCGAAAAAAGTACTTTTTCACTGGAAACTTGAAACAGTCTCCACAAGTAGGCCGATTGTTATACTATTCTGATGGCAACGGATCTTCTGTCGATTCGGAGCTTTCAGTTAATCAGTCGAATGCCACGTGGCAGAAATTTTTCTCGTCTCGTTGGAATACATCGGCCGGTACAGGTACTGCCGCGACTAACATGTCAATTAATGACACAATTGAGGTCGAGCTTCCATTTTATTGGAATAGGCGTTTCGCTGCTTCTCGTCAGATTAGCGCACAAACCCTTCAGTGCAACTCTCATAGAGTTGTGTCCGCTGCCGCGACTGTCTTGGGGGAGGCACAAAATGATGATACTTTCGGCTTGTTTTATCAGCAACACGATGCTGTAGCCGAAGATTTCTCCCTGTTTTTCTATACAGGTGTGCCCAGATATTATTTCTATTCTCTTAATGAGACTAGTTAGATGGTGGTCTTTCTCATATTTATTACATAATTTATATATATTTCTCAGAATTTACTGTAAGATTCTGGTTCTGAGAAATTATCCAACAGAATCGCTAACCCATGTATTGCGAAAGTAATATATGGGCTAATCAAATGGATGGCCCATTTGTGCGGCGCTAGCGCGTCGTGAGACTATGCTAACTCGAATGAGTTAAGTCTGGAGTTTTTGTAAACTTGGAGCATAGTCTCCAGGTGTTTTTATCCAGGCCATAACTTTAAGAGTCAGACGTCTCGCTGTACACAAAGCCAGATCTATGAGGTTTTTCTTACATTTTTATCTAGTAAGTTTCCTTTTAGCGGATTTGTGTCGAAGAGCACCATGTGAGTGGTAGCGAG